ATAAGTGTTGTATTCCCCAATATATCCCGCTCTGCCCGTATATAACTCTCCCGTACTTAGCTGGCAAAAACTCGCAGCAGGGATACCGTCCCATACTGTTGTCCTTGCAGCACCATTTTTATCCACTTGCCTAGTATCAAAACAATAAGTCTCGTCAGAAGATGGCATTGTTAGTAGGTAAAAAGAGTTTGTGGGACTGTAAACAGATTTAATAGTCTCTAATGACTCAATGCCAATATGATATTGAATCTCGTCCCTTACGTTACGGCTTAACTCGCGTAACGGAGAGGACTTTTCCTGAATAGTACGCATGAGACTTCTAACACCCGTGTCAGACAAGAATATAACGTCCTCACCAGTGGATTGTACGCTATCCCTAGCAATACACCCTATGTTATTGATAGCGTCTGTTGAACTTACTTGCATAGTGGCTGGATCTTCAGCACCACTGTATATCAACATCTGACGCTTCCCAAATATTATCAGGAAGTTGTTGTGAGATGCTAATGCCACAATTTCATCACCACCAAGAGGCCATGCCTTACGCACATCTAAAGAGCCAGAAGTACCACCAGTCCATTGGTGAGGCGCAAGCAAGTCAGAAAAAACAACCGTCCCCTTGTCTGCTGTATTATCTGCTGCCCAAATCCGACCATAAGCAGAGATTGCGGTATTACATTGATTAACGACTCCTGATCCGCCCGTCTTTTCACTCAACCTCTTGAAAGTCGTAGTAGAGACCGCTGGATCATAGACAAGAGGGTCATGCCCCCTTTGCCAAAAGATACCATGCCCAGATAGCTGACAAAACTGCCAGTTATTAGCCGTAATAACAGGTGCAGTATTAGCACCGTTATTGGTGTCATAAGTTAAAGTGGTTAACGTAGATCCATTTATCTTATACAAATAACCGCCACCCGCAGCGAGTACCGTCCTAGAGCCATCGTCCTCAACCAAATCACCCATACAAGTAATGTTGTTTGTTCCCAGGTCGGAGTTTATTGCTGGAATAACCTTAGACCAACCCTTACGGGCAGCAATACGACCAGAGTGGTCAATCACGCAGTTAGTCGCCTTTAGCGCATAAGCAGGATTAAGACCAATAGGAGCGTCTTGTATATTAAGCCCAAGAAACCCTGGATTCGTAATAGAGAAAGGTAGTATAGGTTGAGCCATTAGCAAGTAGTCCAAACAGAGTTTTCGACATTCCTGCTAGACTCTATTGCTATTTGGTCGCCTAGCATCCCTAAAAATACAGCATAAGCATCGCTTGAACTCAAACCTCCGTCCTCGCCTCGCTCCGCTAAAGCCCTAGCGTAAGTGCCAAAGATCACCGCGTCTGAAGGGATAGCCAATACATCAGCATCTCCTGATAAAGCAGTCTGTGGGACATATAAGCGTATGTTTATATTGTAAGCAGCATTAGGTGTAGGCCATAATGTTATCTTACTATCAGTCCCGTTATTACCGTTCCATGCGTAATAAGCTGGTTGTGCATTTGTTGAAGCACTCATATCTTTCTGGTTGATAATCCATTGAATTGGAGCATTTCGGAGTTGTACGTTGTTTGTCACATCGTTTACCGTGGCGTCCTTATGTCTTACTCCTGAACCCGTTACCACATACCCAGAAGTACCACCCGTAGTGGTCAATGCAATCTCTGTTGCTAAAGCGTCCCAATTCCAAGCATCTTCTACTTGTCGTTTAGTGTCGTTTACGAGTTTGCCAATGAGTTTTCCGTATTCTGTTGATCCTACTCCATTAACAGTACCCACCGTATCTTCGCGCACTCTCACAAGTACATCGTTTACCATTTCTAAATATGTCATTGTCTGCCACCAATAATTTCATTTTCTAAAGGTTTTTCTGTGTTCGCACCAACTAAGCCGCCCACCATATCTTTTATACGATTATTAGTCTGCAAGGATCTTAAGATTGCAAATTTTTCTGAGGACGGAAGGGTGTTTATTAACTCTAAGGCACCTTTACCAGAACGCATCCCCATAGACAGATAACGCATACTTTTTTTACTGACAAGACCCTCCATAACATCAATTCCTTTGTTAGCGGCAGCCCACCATTTATCTATGAACGCAGGTAGCCTGGCTCTGAGAGTGTCGGCTTTAAGTATGTCGCGCATACCCGCGCCACCAGCAGAAGCCTTCCTTGCTGTCTCGCTAGTTTGCATCAAATAAGCGTTAGCCTCTCCCAGTATTTTCATGGTTTCGCTAGGAAACACATCTCCAACTTGAGCCTCTCTTCCGAGAACTTTCTCCACCAAGTCTTTATTATCACCCTTAAAGAACTTTATGAACTCCTCTGGAGCATACTCATAAAGACGGCGAGCCTCGTCCATCAACTCAATTCTCTCCAACTCCTCAAACCCTTCGCTATATTTTTTAAGATACGATCTCCATCCTGCCCCACCCGCATCCTCAATAGCATCATCTATTAGGGGCTTAAATTCTGCCAACACCTTAGCTGTCATCTCTTTTGATAATGTCGCTGTTCCAGAAAGCTGGCTAATCACTTGGTCTACGCCGGTTTTCCTAATTTGATATAAAGCGTAAGGATCGACTAGCCCGTTTTCAGCTGCAATGGCTACCTTTTTAACAAAATCATTCAGCACCAATTCCATGTCAGGCGTAACCTGCACCACTTTAGATTTTAGTTTGTTTTTGAGTGCAGAAGTAAGCCCTGTGACAGATAAAGGGCTTAATCCTGCATTTTCAATGCCTTGCAATATCTTTTTGTTGTGAGATATTCGAATCCCTTTTACGAATCCAGCATCAACGCCCTCTTGGACTTGGGCTAGCAGTTCATCTATCCTCTTTAAATGCCGGTCAACTTTTACTTGTCCACTAACACCCAACTTTCTATTTGCAGTTCCTTGAGCAAGAAGCCTTTGGGTTTCTGCTTCGTGAAATGCTTGCCCTGCCATACGGATGTCTCCAGCACGACCTGTATAGATAGTCTCCCCCGTAGCAGGGTGTATCCAAGTGCTGCCGTCTTTGTTTCTCGCCTTACCACCCCTAAGAATTTGGATTTCGTCACCTAACTCTTCTTCCTCTCTCCCGGCAAGTCCTGCTTTGTCTAATGCCGCACTTCTTTCTGGGCCTAACTCTTCTTCAAGCTGGGTCTTAAACTCTTTTCTAGCTTTAGCACTAGCCTCAGATGTTTTTCCTCTGGCTAGTTTGGCTAACTTATTAAGTTCTTCTAACTTCTGCTTGTCGTGTAATAAACGGTAAAAAGAATCCTGATCCTTTGTTTCAACATACTTTGCAAGAGCATGCCATACATCTCGGTCAACCCCATGAGTCGCTTGAGACGCTGTTAATCCTTCAGGGGCATCTTTTAATTGCTGCATGATTATTTTCAAATCATCCCCGGCCATATCGCGCATCATTTTACCCGCTATAAGCCTTGGAGATCTACCAGTTAATAAATCTCCTACTGCGCCAGCACCTTTAGCACCATATTTTAACATTGGCGGCAAGACAGCCATGATGCCGCCACCAATCCCAGCACCTACTGCCGCTTCATCCAAATCACCGCTGGACGTAACTCCGCCAATAACTGCTCCTCCGCCCAACCCGCCAACCACACCTGAACCCCACTTTCCGATTTTAGGAAGTGCTTTTACCGCCAAATTAACCGCCCCACTACCTGCCGCCATAGCAACTGGGTCAGCCACATCACCCACAGTGCGCTGCCAACTATCTTTTCTCGCCATGTGTGACGGCCATATATCTTCACCAAGTTTATCGTTTCCGGAAACTCCGCCAACAATATTACCGCCGCCACGCAGCATTCCAGACATTCCGGTAGCAATATCTGCGACAGTTTGCTCCGATGGGGCTAAAGTACTTTCGCCAACACGCATCAATTTAGCACCATATTTTAATGGTGGCGGCAAGAGAGCTATTATCCCGTCCTCAGCAGAGTCAAAATATTCCTGCTTCCAAGGTCGAGAAAGACGTTGACCAAACGATGAGAGACCTTGTTTATTTTGAAGGGATCCAGCAGACCTTTGCAGAAACTCAGGAGTTATATTGTATTTTTTCACTGGGGGTCTAGCCATGTAGCCTTTAACTCCCCGCTGTATAGCCATGTAGCTTTTAACTCCCCGCTGTATAGCCTCCTGAGATGTTCCGTCAGGAAACCCAAGTATTTTTCCATCGTGAACTTTAACTCTTATCATTGGTTCACCTCAACAACCAATTTCCCGTTGCTATCAAATGCCATATCGAAATCAGCGTTGTTTTCACGCTCAAACTGAGACCCACTCCAAATGTCATAGAGTTTGTTATCTATCTGGGTTTTCTTCGCCTTCATATAATCCTCGATCCCCTTAAGCGCGTCCCTTGCTCCGCCCTCGCTCATAAGAGCATCTACCTTCTCAATCATATCATTCATAATAGGCCATTCTTTTTCGGTAATTTGTCCAATAGAAGTACCATCCATAGTCATCATTTGTTTGCCTTGCGCCTTCATGTGGCTTCCCAAGCTAGTTAGCTTAGCTTTCGCATCAGCAGCCTTTCCGGTAAAATGTTGTGTGAAGAGATAAGAATTCCACCCCCCAAACAAGCGATTAAAAGCATCTTCATTAGCACCATCCAATAAGTAAGCGATCTTCTCCAATGCAAGATCAATAGTGTTCTTAGCTGTCTTGGCTTTATCAATGTCTCCGGCGTATTCTCGTTTGTTTGTAATGTATTGTTTAGAGCCAGGAATAAACTCGGCTATCTGCGTACCATCTTCATTTGGGTTGTCTACCCAGTGTTGCCCAATGCCTAACTTTCCCTGTCGCTGGTAGGGGATCAACAATGACTGATCTGCAACTCCAGTTTCAGCATGATGTTTACTATAAGCCTCACGAGATTCTTTTGTGAAGCGATAGGCCGATGGGGCACCATAGATCGTGTTAGTAGGCTTAGAATGATCAATAGACCTCTTAAGAGACTCTTTATGGTCATGTCCAAGACCCCGTAACTTACGGTAATGTTGCCCGTAGTCAACAGGCGTTGGTTGTCTTGCCGCAATCTCTGTTCTTCGGGCTTCGGCTTTATCACCTAGCATCATTGATTCTCTATGAAAACCAGCCTGAGAGAATTTCTTCGCAGCAGCGTTTAATCCCTCAACAGATTGCAGGTCTACCCCTTGAAATAGGTTTTGACGTTGCTCTGCTTGCTGTACAGCAGGTGTTTGATAACCCAACATACCACCAATACCACCAACCATTCCTGCTGCGCCACTGTAAATGCCCATATTAGCCCTTTGGAAGGGGTCTAATTTGGCATACTCTACCGCAGAGTTCTTCTGTCTCTGTCGTTCCTGTTCCTGCGCTTGGTAAGGGGTTAGCCCAAACATTCCTTGTTCATTAGCCATAATTCTTCCTATATTTAATCGCCATATAAATCAACAAAGTTGTCTGGATCCATAGTATTAAAATCATACCTTTGTCCAGCCGTTAGTTGGGTTGGACCACCGCCACCACCAAAGCCACCACCGCCACCAGAAAGACCACTTATCATGCCACCCGCACCTGACAAGGCTGCTCCCCAAGGGCTGTATGAGTCAGCACCAAGTCTAGCTTGACCCTCTCTCTGCGCCCCAGACATCATCATCCCCCCTTGCCGCACACCAGCATTAGCTTCTTGCATAGCTAGTGCCGTACTGGTGTCCATAGCTTTGCTACCATAATCTTCTAAAGTGGCAGCACCACCCAACGCCGTTGAGTAAGGGTTATAAGCTGCTGTTTGAGTACCGTACATGGCTTTCAGCATATCGCTACCACCACCAACCATATCCGCACCAAAATTAGCGTAATCCATACCACCTTGTGTCGCTCGTGCAGCCAAACCTAAATCTTGCATCTGTTGTGCGTTATACAGAGCAGCCATTTCAGGGTTAGCAGCCATCATACCCTGACCTTGAGACATCGCTAAACCACCGCGACCCTGTGCTTGCAATTGTGCTTGTTTTTGTGCTATCTGAGTATCTCTTCCAGGTTGCAGTAAGTTCATCTGATCTTGATAATACTTAGCAGCTTGCTCTTGAGGAGATGTGCTTAGGTAGCTTTGACCTAAGTCAAACATTGTCTGGGCAGTATCCCCCATAGGGGCAGTCGCATCAAAAGAACCCTCAAATTGTCTTAAACCTCTGTCAGAAGCCCCAAACAACCTGTCTTGCTGTTCCTTCATGCGAGGATCTAACTCATACCCAGCACTCGTTATCCTACCGTTATCATCATAACCAAACTGAGATTGTCCGAACCCAGTTGTTATCCCAACAGGACGAAATGCAGCCGCAGCAGCGGCGCGTCTAGCAGCATCTCTTTGCAAGTCAGCGAATCTATGACCCGCTTTAGAGGCTGCATTGCCTCCCATCACCCCACCAAGGACTGACAGACCACCTCCAATTAAAGCTGCTGTTCCCATATTAAATCTCCCCTACCAAACTTTTATTAAAAAATAACATATTACCGTTAGAGTTAGCATATCTGAAACCATCTCCCAATATAGCCTTCATCGATTCTGTCACACCATTAACATCTAAACAGATGCTAGTCACCAAGAAATTAGCACCGTCCTTCTTTGCAATCGCCGCTATATCCCTCGATAATTGATGTGCTACTCCAGCCCGTCTGCCACTCCAACCGCTGTTTGACTTTTTCTGTTTCTTTACAAAAACATCCATCATCCAATAATCACCCGTGTCTAGCTTTCGGTAAGTGGCAAAACCATGCTCGTTGGATATAAGGCTAATACCCTCTCTCTCCAACAAATACTCCGCATACAAGCTAGTATCTCTATCCAACTACTGCATTCCTCCAAGCATACCGCCTTGTGGTGGCATTTGTAGTTGCTCTTGTTGCTCTTGCTGTGGCTGTTGAGCCTCCTGGAACACGCCATCTATCACACGCCCAACAGGTATCATCTGACCTTCGTGAGAAAGATAAACCGCCCCGTCAGGTGCAACAAGAAATTGTTGTCCGTCAATAACAGTCTTGCCATCAGTTACCTGAACATTCTTTCCTTGAACAGAAACAACACCGTTGTAACTCTCTTGTCCGCCTAACATTCCATTCATAATCTCTTCCCTTGTAACAAAAAAACCGCGAGAAATAACTGGCAACTCATTTCTGAATCACTCAAGTTATCGCTATCGCGGCTTGTGTGCTTTATTCCTTTGGTGGTCTACCACGCCGTTTAGGGGCGGGTTTCTTTACTTCTTTTACTTCTTTTACTGACTTTGCAACAGTAATAGCTTCTGGTACGACTTCGATATATCCCTCTTGGGCTTGCATATGCTTAATATCGTCCTCGCTAGAAAAGCTAACAGTGTTGCCGCTTCTTTCACATCGAAACGTAACTTTATTTTCCATTATTCTATACCTTTGTGAGATACGCCCCCCACCGATCAGGGTGAGGGGGTACATCAGATTATACCCAGTTTATCAAGCCGGTACAATCAAAGAGACACCAGCGTAATCACGGATTGCAGCAGTACCAAATACGCAATCAGAGGTTACCAAGTTACCTAGATACTCTTGCTGGTATTGAGTCTGAACACGAACACCTTGTTGCTCAACTAGCGTGATAGCGTCCTTATGAATCAAAGGACACGCACGATATGCAGAGTCAGTGCCTGAAGCCCAGTTTACAGTATGACCAAATTCATCAACATACGAACCCGTAGGTGCAGCAGATGAGAAGGTTACAGACTGTGTGCCAGTTACAGAGTTAGTGTGAATCCAAGCGCAATTAGTAGATGTGTAAATTTCAACACCATATAGATTGCCTAGACGACCTGTTTTGATAACGTCACCATTACCCACAAATGCTTGCTCAGTAAAACGTGAAATTCCACGCAACACTTTAGCCTCAACAGGTGGGATAATAAGAGCCAACTCAGCAGAGTTCACATCTTGATCTTCCAACAACTGAATTGCAGTACGCAAACCAGCATCTGACAGTGCTGTACCATTACCACTAGAAGCACCGGAGAATGCAGTAGAACCATCACCTCCAATCACACCAGTTTCAAAAAGGTTTGTTGCACCAGCAATAGAGCCGCCTTGCAACTGAGCCATACGCTTGTGAAGTTCACGGTCAACACGCTTCGCCAAAGCAAAACCAGCATCGTCTGTGTAGAAAGGACGCATAGAAGCCAAGGCTTGCATTTCAGCCAAATCTTCATACATCACTGAATACTCATAGTGCTTGTCAATCAACACTGGAATTGTACCAGCAGTATCAGTAACAAGCGTTACCGCTGTATTAGCTGTTTTAGCCGAGGCTTCGCCACGAGCAGGGTTGGGGATATGGAATGTATCACCCTTGCGACCTTTGTGGTTCATCTTTTTTACAAGATTAGCCATAACGGTCTTTGATTTATAAGTAGCAATTACATCATCTTCCCACAATTCTGGGATGAAGTTTGCTGCGGTTGTTTTGGTCTGATGACCCGATCCTAGTGCCATAATATACCTCTTTTGAGTTTAATTTACCTAACCCTCTTTTCGCGGTAAGCCAATTCGATTTCATCTCTCATTGACTCATACTTGCGAGGGTTTACTGTTTTAAGCAGAATGAGCTTTGCCCTTGTATAAGTTTTCTTTGAACTATCTCCGCTGCCACCTGTATCCACTGAAACTGATCTAATCGTATCGTCAGTAACTTGTTTCTCAATGTCACTGTCCTTTACGGCGTTTACAGCATTCAATTCTTTCCAAGTGCCAAGCAACTCGTTGGCAGAATCAACGTCAAAATTAGCATCAGCTCTTTGGAGTAATTGCTTCCTGATTGTGCTTTTATTGACCCAATCCCTAAATCTAGGGTTTTGAACAATATCCATAGCGTCAGGGTGTGCCCCAAAAAATCTCTGCTTGTTCTGCTCCCTCATCGCGTCCATCGAATACCTCTCGGCGGCCATGACTTTAGGATTTGACTCTACTGCTTGTCGAATTGCTTCTTGAGGGTTCTCGAAAAAATCTACTTCAGGAACTTCCTCTTGCTGTGCTGGTTGTGAATCTATTTGCGATCTAAGTAAATCGTCCATCAGTTTGCGGGATTCACGCATCTCTGCCCGAACTTCACCCACTTCGTTGGCTTGCTTGCCAGCCAAACCTTCTATTTCAACTAATAGCTTGGCTAGTTCTGCTGTTGATTTACCTTTGAATTTATCAGGTAACTCAACTTCTTGCTCAACGGCTTGCTCAACTTCTTGGTTAGGTTGTGGTTGATTATCAACCGCCTCTAATTCACTTAATTCCAAATCTCCATCTTCAGCCATTTGTTACTCTCTCCCGCCCATTAAGGGTTATAGGTAATAAAACTCGCCAGTGACTAAGCATTGTTGACGAACTAATGTCTAATTTAAGCACACTTTGCGTTAGTATGCAAGTACTTACTATCATTTATAGCTATATAACTAGCTGTTTTGCTTCGCAACCTGTTTAGCGCGTTGCTCTCTCACTCTAGCCCACTTATCCCAAGCCCTTACGTTGTTAGGATCTGTGCCGTCTGCTTTGACCGTAGCCATGCCATAACAGATAGATTTAACTGACTTTCCGCCACACACACACTTAACTTCCTCAACCGTGTTTTCAATAAAATCTTCTGAAACCTCACCGCACGTTTCACACTTGAAATTAAAGTAACCTCTCACTCGCCATCTCCTTGTAGTTCCTCGTAAGTCTCCCTAGACAACTCAGGAAGCCCCACAAGCCATTCAATGACATCTAGCTCACCTTTCCTTAGATGAAGCGTCTCAATGTCCTTCACGCCCTTTATAGAGCTTATAGAGTTCATTCTTGCAGTTAAATCCTCGATCAA